GAGGCGTTGGAATCTTGTGGTGAAGATGAGTGGTACACCGAAGATGACTTTGGGATGTCGCAAACCTACGATGAGAAAAAAGTTGAAAACGCCATCACATCCCTACGCCAAGCCATAGCAGAAGCAGAGAAACAAGAGCCTGTGGCGTGGATGTGGAAAGACGAAACTATCACTACCGACCCTGACCGAGCAGACGGAACATGGACGCCACTCTACACTCACCCACAGCCAAAGCGTGAATGGGTAGGGCTGACGGATGAGGAGATCGAGAAGGCCACAGGATGTGACAAAACTAAACCGCTATGGCTTGCAATTATTGGAGTATCCAGAGCAGTCGAAGCCAAACTAAAGGAAAAGAACACATGAGCCTAAAACAAATGCAAGCCTTGGAGCAAGGTTTAAAACAAGCACCGCCCTGCAAGACAGGTAGCCAATGCACAACCAAGTGCATGGAGTGTACCGAGCCAGAGCCTGTGATTGATAAGTCTGCGGCAATCCGAATTGCAACTTCACTTGGCTGGACACCCAAGCGTGAATGGGTTGGGCTGACGGATGAGCAGATATGGGAACTAGCCGCAAACTGTCTGGATAGCGTTGCCGGAAGGCTGGCGTTCGCCCGCGCCATTGAAGCCAAACTCAAGGAGAAGAACACATGAACGATTGGTTTGTTGGGGCTGGTTGCGTATCTGCGCTGGTAGTTACCTTTGCGTTTGGCTGGATGGTTTCCGCATCCACCATTGGCTGGGAGTGTCGCAATGTTGGCTTGTTCTATGTTGGAGAAAAAGTTTACGAGTGCAAAAGCAAGGAGAAGAATACATGAAGAACGCATTTGACTACAGTGGCGAGAGCGCATTCACTCGTAGTCTGAGAATTGAATCCCAGCAACAGAAAAAAGCCTCAGAAAATGTTGAGCGTATGCGCCGACAGGGCAAAGAGCCCATGAGGATAGAACTAGGCCGCACTGTGACAAAATTAAGCAGTGAGGTTCTAGTCAAAAAAGGCAAGGTATGACCACTATCTGCAAGCACCGCTGGATTGAATTCACCCGTCGAGAGCCAGGGGGCAAGCGGGTTTATGGCTATCGGTGCGTGTTGTGTGGCTTTGAGCAACAGGGACTAGTGCGGAGGGTGATGTGAAAACCAAGCTAGTGCCTGGTGCGCCTTGGTACAGCCCCGAGGAACTTGAAACACCCCTCAAAATTTTGAAGGGGGGGAGGGCATATGATCTACAGAGACAACAATCTGCTGGCGCTAGCGCAGGGGGAGCCATGCCTCCTACGGGCGACAAGGCACTGCCTAGGCTCAGAAGGGTCTACGACCGTGAGCGCACATTCGAACGAATTGCGGCATGGAAAGGGGAGATCGATTAAAGCCGAGGATGTCTATAGCGTCTGGGCATGCTATCCCTGCCACACATGGCTAGACCAGGGCTCAGGGGGATTTGAGACCAAGACGCAAGCCTGGGAGAGGGCGCACCTCGAGCAGATAGAGAAATGGCGGGAAATAGCCGATAATCCATTACTGAAGCCTTGGAAAATCGAGGCAGCAAAAAAAGCCCTTGAATACTTGGAGTCCAAAAATGGGTGAACTAATACTAAACCTGCTTCACATCGGCACAAATGCCCATGTCCATCATTGGCTCACCGGCTCCTATGCCCAGCACGTGGCCTTGGGCACATTCTATGAAGAGCTGCCGGAATTAGTGGATAGCCTTGCCGAAGCCGTGATGGGGGTAACAGGCAAGAAACTAGACTTCCCAGCTGATGCAGGCTTGGCAAGAGCTGATGATCCTCTTGAAGAGCTCGAGGCCGCTCAGGAGTACTTCAAACAGAATCGTGGGGTTTTACCTGATGACTCCGAAATCCAAAATTTGGCAGACTCTATTGCAGACTTAATTGACAGCACTTTGTACAAGTTGCGGTTTCTAAGTTGATTCTCCTCTTGGGATTGACCCTGGCACTTTTACAGCGCTAGGGTCTTTTTTTTGACCCCCCAAAAACTTTTGACGGGGGGGAGGGTCCAGCAAAAAAGTAGCGCTCAGACCCCCCTGCCGATATCGAAATTAGAGGGGGTGCTGTTGGTTTCACGCAACACGTGTTGGTTTCACGCAACACTAGTACAGGGAAAGTATCAAATACGCCGATATTTCTCCAAAGAATCACTTACAAAACCCGCAAACGGGCAATAGGGCGAGAATTGCCGGCAATCGGCAACGCATGGGGTGATTTAAAGGGGCAAGGCATGGCTAGCATGGGGCAAGCCAAAGCCCATGTAATCCTAAAAAAAGGCAAGCTTGAAACGATAAAGGCAAGCTTTAGGGGCTTGCCATGGGTTGATTTATTCCGGGAAACGGGCAATAAAAAAGCCCCCGAAGGGGCTATAAAGGCCGCAAAGGCCGGGGTTTAATATGTTTCCAGTGGCATCATTTGCAACAAAACAAGGTTTTTACCTAATACAGGGTTTAAATGCCCATTGTCCCATTCAACCCGTACACAAAACGGCCCATTGTTTAATTGTGAAACACTGCAAACTGTACCCTTCCAATTGCCTAAATGATGCCCTTGGATCGATTGCAAAAAAGGCCGGGAATATGCAACCCGATCACCTTTTAAAAAGAATTTTTTGTTTCCGATTATCATTTAATCCACCTTTTCAGAAAATCCGTAATCTTCCAAAATCCATGCCATAACCGTGCAAATATCGCTCCAAATGGCGTCATTTTTTGCGTCACCTTCAGGGATTGCATTTACCCGATAGTATTCCAGCGCATCCCATAGCATCATCAAATCCGATTGTGAAAGCATTTTTTTACCCCTTTAATGCAAAGCATAGGAAATTGTTTCATTTGTCCAGCATGACCGGCAATCCCGGCATTCCCCGGCTTGATCGGGGGCTTTGCATGGGTTGCCAATTGGCTGCAGCGTATGAACGTTGGAAATGGCAATATTTTTTATCCCTTGCAAGCTTGCCGGAATTTTTACGGGCTTATCGGGGTACATTGCCGATAGTCTGATGATCAAGTTATCGGGCAAACAATGCGCCCCGAATACGTTAATCCAATGTTTAACCATGCCATATTCACGGGTTGGCAACCAGTGCATTGTGCCGGGGGTTGCATTTGCAACGAGCACGATTAAATTTAAATGATGCACGGATTGAAGATCCCCGGAAGAATGCCAACGAAAATATGGATCGGATCCGATAAGGGAAACCATGCCGGAAATCCACAATTTGGCATTTTCGCCCGATTCTAAAGCTTGATTGATTGCGTCAAGACGGGCAAATTGTGCCGGTTTGATAGTGTTTTGATAGGCCGCATAGAATCCCTTGTTCGCATAACATTTGCTGCAAATGGATCCTTCAATTTGCGCCATTTTGAATCCAGTTTGGCAAGCTTCCGTAGGCAAGTCTAGACTTTTACATGGCATTTTTGTCGTTGCGGTCAAGCTTCCGCAAATTGTTTTTGCTTCGGCTTTTGTCATAAAAATTACTTTACTTTGCATTTCAATTCCCCTTTTCAATCAATCCAACGGATTGAATAAACTAGGTTTGTAGACTTTTCGCAGCGGTGTTTATGGTAGGTTTCCCATATTGCCGTGCGAATTCGCCCGTATCGCATGGTTAATGCTTGAGCGGTTTTATGCTTTGCGTACCCTTGCGGCCTTCCGATAGGCTTCCCAGTGCAATCGAAAATCTGAAACATGGTTTCCCCTTTACTTTGTCAAAACGTCAAAAGTGGCAAGCCAAAGGGCTAGCCATGCGAAAAAAACCAAAAGCCCAAAAATAGTGTTTTTCATTGTTTCCCCCTTCAAAGGCCGTTAAGACCATGGCGTGATTCGATGTCAATACGGTGTTTTTGAAAGTATTCAAAAGCCAAAGAATAGATAAACCGGCTTTCATTCACTGTAAGGTCATTAAAAATATCATCCCCATCAACCATAATTTCTACGGTCAAAGAATCTTTATCGCCCCAATCATGATCGCCCGTAATGTATTGGCAATCCACCTTTACGGGGGCAAGAAAACGGCCACGCCATGTTTCAGGCTTGCCGGATTCGAGCAAATAGACAATTGCGCTGCCATTGTTGAGCTCGCACAAGTCTAGATCATATTTAAACGAAAAGTATAAATCAATCATTTGGAACCCCTTTGTTTTGCTTTGCGTTGCTATGCGTGATTGCATAGTGGCTCTATTATCGGGCAAGACAATAAAATGTCAAGCCCAAAAGAGCAAAATATTTATAAATCGCATCGCTCGAGACAATAGGAAAAACCTATCCAGTGCAAGCATAAAAAGCCCCTGAATGCATGGTTAAAGCATGGGCAAAAAGGCCGGAAAACATAGGCAAACCCTTCATTACTTGATTTTCCCGAAAAGAATCAAGTAACCCTTAGATTGCCTGAAACCTAAGGCAAGCAAAGGGAAGGGAAAG